CTTGGCTTTCTTGGGCGAATTGCCCATAAAATTTATCGTCTAATCCATGAAGGAAGTTGTCAAAATGGTTTTTGGTCATAAAATAACAACTCCCTTGTAGGCTCATTGTCTCTACTAGATCGTCTTCTTTTGTTTCATCTCTCCTTTGATTCCACGGAACTCCATGAGTTCCCCAATCATGATCCTTTCCTTTTAATGGAAAATCGAGATACATTTGACAGACTGGATACTTGTTATCTGTTCTTTCCTCAATCTTCCAATTCTCAGCATCTAGGGCGTATCTGCGTGGAATCTGTACCCAGTTATCTCCACCATGATTCTCAATAAGTATGCGGTCAAATCCCTGACCCACTAGACAATGGTCATCAATCTTCATAATATATTTGCCCTTGGCTAGTTTGACTGCTTCATTAACGGCAGTACGAAGTCCCTGTGGTGTCGGTGGCTTTATGTAGTGAACTCTAGGGTCATTCACTAACGGATCTGGGTATTTCTCTTCCACATACACAATAATCTCTGTTTCCCTCTCAGACTTATCCAATATATCCTGAATCGTCTTTGAGCAGAAATTAGTCCCTCCTGAGTTTCGGCTAGGAATAATTACACTTAGATCCATTAGTTTAAAACTACACCTTCTTCGGCATCATCAACCACTTTCCAGTCTTCTCCATTAAGATCACCGTCGTTAACATTCCAGGTATGAAAATCTCCTTTAGTAAAGATTGTAAGCCATCCGTCTTTTAATACTCCATAATCTTGATTGGCCCATGATATTCTGGCAACTCTTTTGCCTTCCATAATCTTTTTAATAGCATCGGGAAAATTCATAGTCATTGGAACTGATAGTGTTGGGCTTGCATTGCTATCCATTAGAACCACCTACTTTCTTTGATCGAGACCCACTAGAAGTGGATAATTTTTTACGATCAATATATTCATTCACAGCAATTCTAACGTGTTCGGAGAATGTTAGGTCGTTAATCTCTTTGAGGAACTCTACTTGTTTTTCACCAAAATATAGTGTTTTAGATACCATACCTACAGTATGGGTATGTTAATTAGTGCTTGTCAAGGGGTATTATCTGAAGGCTATGTAGCAAATATCGTCTGCATTTGCATCCGTTATCATCCACAACTTATTAAGATTATCAATTGGAAGCCAATCTGTCTCTTGTCCTGAGTCAAGCTCATATCCCATTGTAGTACTCGTGACTGTGCCTGCAATTGATACGCTTGAATCTGCTCCTAGATACACATTCCCTGAGTTATTGGATAGTGCTTTAATCTTAATCATTGCACAAGGAACATCTGGCATTTGGGCTGCAGTTGTGCCTCCTTGTACTTCTCCTGATACGATTGTGTTAAATGATTGCATATTTTAGACTCCAGGTGGGAACGATGGACTTGAACTTGGCGATTGAGATGCACTTGGGCTAGTAGAACCGCTAGGACTGTACGATCTACTAGCCGATTTCGATGCGCTGGCGCTAGGACTTGCGCTAGCAGAGGGTGATTTTGATGCTGATTCTGATTTACTGGCGCTGGCACTTGGGGACTTAGACGGTGAACCAGTTGGTGAAACTGATCCACTTGGACTAGCACTGGCTGATGGACTCTTGCTTGCACTAGCACTGGCTGATGGACTCTGACTTCCTGACGGACTGGCACTGGAGCTAGGTGACAGTGAAGCAGATACACTGGAACTTTCACTTTGACTTGCAGAAGGAGACAAAGATTTACTTGCACTTGCGCTTGCTGACGATGATGGGCTAGCACTCTTACTTGCCGAGGCACTAGCACTCTTACTTGCACTTTCAGAAGGAGATTGTGAAACTGATTCAGATTTAGATGCCGATGCACTCGGTGACAATGACGGACTATTACTTGCTGAATCTACGACATCAGCTGGTCTTTGCCATGTAGAAAGAGTTTCTGAACCATTGTTAACATAAATGTTTCTTCCGCCCTTGCTCAATAAATAGAATACACATCCAGTCCTAAATCCTGAGTATCCAGTCGGTAGTGTTTCTCCTTCAGCTTCAAGAATTGGATCACCTGACAAATGATCTTCTTGGGTTGGAGAGGCGATAACAGTTGTGTACCATCTAAGAACTCTATTTTTTCTGTATGGGGCCAGGGCTGTTAAGAAAGCTGCTTCTGCGGTTGATCTTTTACCACTATCAATAGCCTCGATTCTGGCGAGTTCTACTTGAGTATCTTTAGATAGGTTTTCTTTTAATTCGAACATTATTACAATAAAAAAAGGCCTCTATTTACACCTAAAGTTATCAACTTTTCAAAACTTTAGGCTTTGTAAACTTTAGGCCTTGTATTCAACTAACTATGTTAAGCGAACTTAGCAAAGATTTCTCCAGCTTGGTGTCTGGCAACATCTTTAACTTTACCTCCGTATACGAATAAGTCTTTGTATGCTGTTCCGAAGTCTCCAGTAAGATCCTCTTCCATTCTAGCTTGAAGGACTTTCTCTGCAAAAGTCATCCAGTTTTTGTGTCCGAATAGTAAATGGTATCCGTCCGTGTTGTTACCTGAGAGTCTATTGCTCATAAAGAGCTTGAATCCTTGTAATTCTCCCATGTAACCTTTCTTAACAAGTGTTTGATAAACCTCATCTACATGAAGGGCTATACCAGTTCCTTGAGTAAGGGTTGTGAAAAACTCTGGAGGAGCTATCAGCCATCTATCTTCATCTGGTACTGCTGAATAACCGTTCTTTTCTGCAAGATTAAGAATCTCACGTGCTTTTGCTACTTGAGCTAGTACATTAGAAGAGGTTATTGTCAAGACTGTTGCGGCTTCAACTGTAAATGTAGCTCCACCTGCAATTGCTCCACCTGAGTAAACTGAATCTACATCATCAAGATCGTCTTCGATTGTAATGTTCTCAGTATCTTTAAAGGTTGCAACTCTGTACCAAGTTGTGTGTCCTTCTGCTTTGAATCCTTTACCTACCATAGCTTCGGTGAAAGTTGTTCCTGATCCAACTACTGCTCCAGTTGTTACAGTGATCGTAACTGTTCCAGTTTCATAATCTGTACCAATTCTATTTCCTGCACCAATATCTGAGTATTTACCAAGGACAAAGGCATCCATATTTTTGTTTCTCTCTCCACCCATTTGAGTAACAATGTATGGCATTGGGTTCTTAATGTAGGAAAGCCACATTGCAAGTGTCTTTGCTTTTGGATAGAAGGATTTGTATTGATCGATTATGAGTTGACCATTATTCTCAGTGATATCATCCGCTGTAAGTGCTGCATTAGAATAGGTCTTCTCTGAAATCTTGTCGAAGTCTAAAATATTTAGTTTGGAGCCAACTGCGTTAATCTCACCTTCGTAATTGCGGTTTACTATTTCATCAATAAGGCTTCTGTCATACACCCATTGCATGACTTTGCTTGAAAAACCTTCTGCTAATTTTGTTCCGTATGCTGACATATTGGTAAAAGTTTGTAGATTTCTTTTACCGTCCCGTTAGGGCTTAGGAAGTTATCTAATACTAACTATATATAACTGCATTAGTGGGTGTCAACTCTGATTAAATATATCAGTCTGAAGCTAGACATCTAATTCAATCTTTCCTGCTTTCAAATATTCTTTATATTTTGCGTAATCTGTCTGTCTTAATTTTCCAGCTTCTTCTAATGATATCTTACCTGATGTTGGTTGTGGTTTGTCATTTGGCCCACCATTTCCTTCTTCAAACATCTTTCCTTTGTGTTCTACTTTTTTGGTAGACTGTTCGTGTAAGAAAGCTCCTATAAGTATCTTAAACGGTACACTGTTGTTCTCAGACTTAGTGGCAAACTCTTTGAACTCTTCAGTTTTGCCTTCAAGGTCTGGATTTTCCACTAATGTCTTGGGATCGTCTGTAAATGTTTCAACTGATTCATTCCATTTTTCTATTTTACTTGCTTGATCGCTGGCATCCTTAATTTTAGATCTCCAGTTGCGACTAACTACTGTTTCCTTAGCTAGTGATCTCTCTACATCACTCATCACGTCCCAATCAGGGTATTCTTTCTGTAATTCTTCTTCGGTAGGTTCTGGCATACCCTCAGCATCAATAATAGCCTGGTTAAGCACACGGTTTTTGGCATAAATCTTCTGTGCTTCACGGGCTGAGGCTTTGTTTTCTTTCTTTAAACGATCCTTTTCCTCTTCAGGGGTTTCTTTTGGTTGTTCTGGTGTTTCGGGTTCTTCTGGTTTAGGAGTTTCAGGAACTTCAGGCTGTTCTGGTTCTGGTGCTGGTGTTTCAGGAGTCTCTGGTGTTTCTGGTTCGTCCATAGGAGGAGCATTAAGTTCCTCTTCTGGGATTTGGGTAGCTTCTTCTACTTTAGCTTTTAATTCTTCTTCAGTTGGTTTTTGGTGTGTCATGTTTTTTTACCGTCTCCTTTTTTGGTTCCTTTTCAGGTTCCTTTTTAGGGCTTGGGTTGAGGATACTAGCGTATTCCTCTAATTGTGTATTCTTTAGGTAACCTCTACGTGCTTTTAAGAAAGCTATCTCATCAATCGTAAGAGATTCAGGGTTCTTTGTGAGTATTGAGTCCAATCTTTCCTTTGCCTCTGGGTTCATAGTTAATATTGATGTATAAAATTAGTTGCTGTCAAGTATTGTTTTTAATTCCTGTAATCATGTTATCTAGTTGCTCTCTAGCACGTTTGGGAGACAATAGGAACCCTTCTAATAGAAGGTAATTCTGCAACCTTGCTTGGAGCTTTATCAATTTAGGATTCTCGAACTTAAATAGGAATACCCATATAAATGTAGGTTCTTTAATTATCTCCATTTCTACAGCCTCACGCATCGCTGTTACATAATCACTGAGTTTTTCTGGTGTAAGCTGAGTCTTTTCAACAGTCTCAAGCATCTTATTAAACGTCTCTTTTTCCAAAGCGTTTAAGTTTTCTACTTTAAGTCCTGTTTTTTCTTCAAATTCTTGTACAATTCCCATATTATTTTATTACTGGGATCTGCGCTGGTTGTGCCTGTGGTTGATTAGGTACTTGAGCGCCTGGTTGTCCCATACCAGTATTGCCCACCAACATAGGGTTTGTCAACTTTTGTTGTTCGTATTCCATAATATCGGTTATTTCATTGGGTAGAAGGTCGGCATATTCAAGCAATTTTCTTTGGAACACCTCATTTAGTTTAGGATTGTCTGGCATAATCATTTTAACCGTATTTAATTTAGTGATAGCATCTTGGTCTTTGGCGTTCTTTTCTGCCTGACTCCATACTTTAACCTTGTATCCGAGTGGTGTAGTCCAGTCTTTAGGTTCAATCTCACGGACAAATATATCATTAGTATTTCTACCTTTGTGGAATATCTTTACTGCGTCAAGTTTATCCTTACCTGCTTCGATTAGTTTAAGGAACTTTAGCCCTCTCTGTTCCCATGCTTTAGTATAGAACTTAGATAGTCCTTTAGTTCTCTCTTGGGCCTGTCCTAGGGCTAACTCTACCTCGCCTAGGGTAGTTTTCTTCTCGGTCTGTACTCCTTGTTGTGTAGCGGTTGATCCTGTAGCTTTCTCAACCATCCCAACAACATAGTTCATCTCGTCTAGTGATTCAGATAGATCAGGGATGTCTACCTTCTTAATCGCAGCGTCTATTCCACCTTGTGCAGGAACAGGCACTCCATACCATCCCCAAGGACGTGGTTCAAATGTTCCAGGTTCAAATCCTTCAGCCTTCATTGAACTATCATAATAGTGCATACCGAAGTTTCTAAGGGTTCTGTTCTCAACCAACTGTGAGAACCATGAGTTGACCACTTTATTAGGTACACGAACAATGTCTGCAATACCATCAGTCCAAAAGTCTTGTTTGTCAACATCGTCTCCCCATGAGTTATAACGATAATGATTTCTCCAGAAATTGTCTTTTGTAACACCAATAATCTCTTCTTGAGGTTTCTTCATTAAGATAACCTGATTCTCAGCTTCTACATACAACCATATCTGTTCAGGTATTTCCTTTCCGTTATATTCTTGGGCTGGTCTAAATACAAAATGGTTAGTAAGTTCTACATATGTTTCACCCAACACTGGGTCTTCAACATCTGACACCCCAAGGTCGGACATCTTTTGATTCTTCAGTTGTAGAGTATTTTCATTGTCTTGAGCCTTAACTATACCCATTTGTGACTCAAAAAAGTCTTTTAATGATTTGAGTGCGTCCTTATTATAGTCAGGATTCTCCATTAACTTACTAAGAGGTCTAAATATATGTGTGTGAACTAGGAATCTTGACGAATCTATGTCGTATGGGTTCATGAATCTATCTACCAAGATGTCCTCAGGGTCTTCAACATCCCATTTAATCTTGCCGTCTGCTATTTG